CCCTAGATGGTTAGGCACAGCCTAAGCCACATACTCCTAACAATCAAAAGCTGCCAAGGAAACTTGGCAGCTTTTTTATTTTAATATGTAAGAATAAAGATTATCCCTGAAAGGCGTTATACACAGGATAATTAACTTCCCCAGAGAGCGGCGTAGCGTCCGCTCCTGCCACTTGCAGTGGGACCGCACCATATATGTTATATTTGGCTGTAAGGGCGTCTAGGCGCGCCTGAGCGTCACTAGCGAGGCCCCTGTAGGTCTTGGCTATCTCGTTCTTATTTGTACGCGTAATCGAAGAATCTCCATCCCGTAAAGTAATGAAGTCAACTGAACTATCTATACCTTTTAAAACAGAACGTGTTTTCTTTTTATAGTACTCTACAAGATAGAGTTGTTTGAAAATATCGGCTTCTTCGTACCTAAAAGCCCCTGTACCCTGAAGGGCTGTGTCTCCATCAGTAGTTCCAGATCCTGAAAAAGACGTATATAGCTGAGTATTAAGCAACCCTACATTATTCTCCAGCCACCCAGAAATCTGAGAGATAGACTGATACTCTGTATCACTATCAAACTCATCCCGATAAATGCCGGTAGCAACTGTGCTAACAAAATAAGGTGTTTGTTTCTTATCTGAATCCCAAGCCATGGTAACCTAATTTACACTTAAAAACCTTCGTTAAGAATCTTTTTGGCTTTTTCATGATCAGGATGCGATGGGTCACAAACCGAATCTTGCACAGGCATAGCTATGGTTTTATGGCCTTTGGTTACACGCGTAAATTCTTTACGTAATTTTTCCTTTAATTCTCTAGTGTTTCCACTTGCAAACAACCTAATCTTTCCGCATAAATTTTGCAAGTCAGAAAGGGTCATCTCCTTAAGCTCTTGCTCAAAAATCACGGAATCGTTGGTGCCAAAAGGATTAACCTCATGAACCCCTAAAATATCTTCAAGATCCTCTATACGAGACAGGGCCTCGTCGTCCAATTTACCACTCGAATAGTCCAACTCACTAAGCTTTATCTTCTTTTTAGCAGAAGCGGTGGCTGTTTTACGTGGCGTTACCTTTTTGGTAACAACTTTCCTTTTTGGGCTTTTTCTTTTTATTGCCATATATCATAATAGTATACACAGGATTTTTTCAAAAAAAAACTCCACCCCAAATGGGGTGGAGCTGAATTGTTATGATATAGAGGTCTGATTACATAATCAAACCAACCAAAGCCCGGTTGTCGAGAACTATACGACCCTCTTCGAGAGCCCCATAATAACCGATACGTTGCTGCCTAATGGAAAACTGATCATCCGCCACCAAGTTAAACTCGGAACCGGTTTCAGAATCCACAGCGATAGCACGCACCAGCGCGTCACGACTGCGATCCAAACCAATCAGGATTTCCTGATCGCTAGCATCGAAGGCTTCTGTGGTAGCGCTATCGGCAAAACCAAGGTACTCGGTTCCACCTGCTACCGTATCAAATACGGTATTATAACGTTTACCAACACCAAGCTCAAGTACTTCCATGATATTGATACCAAAGAACTCAGTAATACCACTAGACTTCCAAACCTCAGTACGCACCGCATCCGTTGCCGGAATAGATGACACACCGTTGGTTGCCTGACGGGTATTCACTGGGTTATAGGCCATAGCACGAATCTGCTCTACCACTTCCGGAGAAACGATAAGATCAGTGATTCCATGCCGTGCTCCTGTAGGAGTACCACCGGACCAAGAAGAGTTAACACGCTTGGCTTTAGTGATAAGCTTGTTGATATCATTCAACTGGAAAACATCCTCTGCAGTGGTACGGAAAACATTCAGGTTACGAGCCGAGAATTTGTTGTTTCCGGCCCTAGCCTCAGCAAGAGCTGTCATCAACAGGTTAGAAGAAGTTCTCTCCTGTTTCAGCAGCACCTCTTGGGCTACGCGTGTGAATGTTTTACCAATCACATCCAACCGTGAACGAGAAGCATACTTTCGATCGAAAGCAACCGCACTATCCAAGGTGTAGGTTGTGAATTTCAGCTCAGCGGCTGTAGGTTGAATGGTGTTGGTGGGGAGACCACCAGCGACGGACTGACTGTAAACCTTGATATAATCTTCATCAAAAATGTTGTAATACAAATCCAATGGAAGAGAAGGGTTATCGTCAGCGTTATACTGAAGCGGGGTAAACAGATTGCTCAGTGTGGGGGCGTTATTAATAACTTCCGACACAACTGGACCAATAAACTCCGCTAAGGCGACTTGCGCACTATAAGCTGTATCTCGATTCTTAGAGGCCATAGCCTTAATAAGTTCGAGTTGCTCAGGCGTTCTTTTTAATGTAATTTTCATTATTTTAATTCCTTTGCGTTATTTATTATCCGTTATCTGATGGAGCCCATGAAGCAGAAGCATCAATGTGAATCATCGCGTAATTTACTGTACCTGTGCCAGCAAACTCGTCCGATTGACCGTTTTGAGAGGTCCTATCTCCTGTAGCGATAACATGTCCAACTACCCGCTGTAAATTCACCAAGTCAGCGGAAACCCCATCCATGGTACCTGCTGTTGCGCTAACAACGGCCAAAGCACCCGGAATAAAAGTAGCACCCTCTGTATATGCTGAATTTGAAAAGGTAAATAAACCTCTTGTCGCAACCGGAACGGCTTGACCGCTCAGAACTGCTTGTAACTCGTCTCTCTTAATCGGATTGTAGATCAGCTTTTCGCCGTTCTCATCATTTGCGATGGTCTGATTAAGCGTGACGCCTAATACGGGAGCACCGGTTGTGGCAGCAATACACCGTAAAGGAACTGTTGGGTATTTATCGGCACCCAAGAATGGGTAGTCGGTTTTACCAAGGTAACTTGAAGAAGCCATGAAATCAATCGTGTCTTTCTTCAGATTACCACTCAGTACCTTCACCAGTACGCCTGCACTACCGTCTCCGTCGGTTGATGGATTATCATCAACTATCTGGTTGGCAAACATATTGATCACATCGTGATCACTGTACTGCCTGAATGGATATAGTCGTAATGCCATAATATTTTAATATGTAACTGAAACTGTGTCAGGGTTAAACGCTTTCATGAATTTGTCCCTCAGGGACTCTTCCTTCGAAGAAGCCTCATTGTTGTTTACAATTGCAGATTCCTCGGGAACTTCAACGTTCTCGATCAAATCTTCAACCGTAGCTTCTTCCTTGACTGTGGCTTTTGCCTCTTCAAGGTTAGCTAAACGCTTCTGAAGTTCTTGTTCTACCCGCGTCTGAAAAGCAGCTTCCTGCTCTTCTTTGTAGGTCTTGCCTTTATGCTTGAGTATAACCCCAAGTTTTTGCTGATAGCTATCAAAAGCAGCCTCAGAAGACTCGAGTACAGCTACTTCTTTGGCGAGAACGGCGCGATCGCTGTCGTCCAAGTCATAGTGAGAATCGATGTTTTCCATTCTACTGTTGAATAACTCCTCTGCTTTGGCAGAGGCAAGAGTACCCTCAAGAGAAGATATTTTCTCTTGAGCCTCTTCGAGTTGCTTTTTAAAATCCTCGATATTAGCCTTGGCTTCATTAGCTTGGGTCACCGCTTCTGCCTTTTCATTCTCGGCAGCCTTCCTTTGTAGCTTCCACTCAGCATCCTTCTCACGGATTCTATCCATAATAACGGTTGCCATGTTGGCTACAGATTCATGCGAAAACTCAGACTTTTTGCCTAACTTAGAATCGAGCATCTTTTCGAACTCTGTTGTTAATTCTTTTGTGTCCATAATTTTAGAACTGTTATCATTTTTTACATTAATTTCTTCGTTTTGGGAAATTTTTAAAATATTATTTTTAATTTTTTTAAACTCGGGTAAAGATGACAGGGCCTCTGTTTCCTCCGTTTCAAGCTCTAGGGCCTCTTTGGTGGTAACACCTTGTACATCTGCTGCAGGCTTGGTTGTGAACCCAATTCCTAAAGGAAACACCTCTCCAGCCACCAAACGATAGACGGGGGTCCCGTCATCTAAAACCCCACTTCCATCAAATGCTCGCAAATATTTTTCAAATTCTTTGATTTGATGAGGGTCTGTGATAATCTCCGCCTCATTTAGGTTTTGTGAACCTATTGCAATACTATAATCATTAAAACCAAGTTCCCAACTGGCTGAAATCTTATGATAATCCAAATCTGTTGGGTCGCTTGCCCTAAGCAAAAGGTCTGCAAACTCAGGGTTTACTGTTTTATAAATAACCGCAGCCAACGAAATGTAGAAAGGGTCGAGTTTCTTTTCTAGCTTTTCTGTGTTTAATATTTTTTCGTTTTCCATATCTGTAAATGCAGCGTTTACGATATGTCCCACTACTTTGTTTTTCTTATGTTCTATGTTAGTGGGCTTATGAACGAAATAATCAACCAAATTTTTGGCTGTCAAGGAATTGATCCCGTCCCCATTACGGTTAAACCTATTAACAATAGCAGCATTGAAGGCCGCTCCTACCAAATCAATATTACGATCCAAGTCTATTCCCTTGGGAATCAATGGCTTCAAGTTATCCAAAGAAGCTACGCTAATACTTAGGTCTTTTTCTAGGTCGTCTGTGGCAAAAACTTCAAAATCAAAATTTGTTTTAAACTTATAGGGGCCGCTCATACCTTCTATGTTACACTTTTTTAATCTTTTGGTGAATTTTTTGCACTATGATATAAAATAGCCGAAGAATACTCATCTAAAGCATGCTCTACGCTAATGTTCGTTATAGGCTCTAAAACCTTTAAATCTAATAGTTTCTTATTATCCTTAAGGCAACTGATCGCTGTTTTCTTCCAATCAAGTTTATCGCATGAAGAAACGACCACTTCACAAACTTTCTCTAAAATCTCCTTTTGATTAGCGTTTAAACGTTTTTTCTTAAAAGCTTTTTTAGCTTCCACCGTAACTTCAGTATAGAACGTATTGGTGGCATCAATCACATCTTTAATACTATCTACCGCATAAGTTACTTTGCGAGCATTTGTTTTAGACCCTAATGGTCTCCCGGGAGATTTATGGGTTTTAGTCTTTTGTTCATCCAAGATCTTCATACTCTCAGGATGCTTTATTTCCTCAAGCTCCAATTCTTCAGATTCCTCAAAAACAGGAACACCTCCTACTAGCGGATTATACCAACCTTTCTTCCTATCATCCAAAAACTTTTCTTGTGCTTTTTCTAATTCGTGCTCAGAAGGAAAAACCCCTGTATCAATAACCTTCATCCCTTCTTCTGGAGGTAGAATGCCTAATTCCATCATGCGCGTAATGACACGTTGCACTTGGTTTTCATCCTTCATATCAATATCTTGGAATCGAGCTCGTGGAGAACCTCTAAACCCAAAGTTTTTACATATCTGGTCTATTTCAGGCTGCAAGAACTCATGAAGAAAAGCTTCTCGAGACTCTTTGAGCCTTTGAAGAAAAAGCTGTGCTTTGATGGTGGCATTGGCAAACTTCTCCTCGGCTAAAATTACATTTTGCAACCCTTCTTTAATATCTCTATTTACAACGTCATACTTAGATGGGCCAATAACCTTTTCCAGATCTGGAATAATAAACTCAGCTTTAGTAGTATAGTCGCTAACCAACACACGCCCCACGCTCTGGTTAGTAAAAAGGTTTTGCATGGCTGTCATATTACGGGGATTTATGCCGCCTTTATCCGGGGTCGCCCCCATCGTGATCATTAGGACTACGTTTTCGACTGTTCGGCAAATCGCTTGATCAATCTTCTTCATCTCCATTTTAAAGTTAATATCATCAAGCACTGCAAACCCAAACGGAACAGCAAACGGCTCATAATCTTGCTTTTTATAAAAAGCATATCTCAGCTTGTCGGGATCTAGCTGAACAGTTATACCGGTTGGCGTCCATGAATTAGTACGAATGCGTTCCTTAACGTTCTCAGGAAGAGCATCAAATAACTCTCTGTCAGTTTCGTTTTTAGGGTCTTTCAACCTTTCAATCTCATATTCGCTCAATAGTTTTGAGAAAAATCGAACATCAAAAGAAGTGGTACGCTGCGCAACCACATCAAAAGGATTAAGTAAAATATACTTAATAGGAATTTTGTTTGTCTCGGCCACCAAACCAAGATTTCTAATCTTGGCGAATTCGTCTGCCTTAAACCTTCCCTCTATAGTAAAAAGAAAAATGTTTCCACTTCGGTAATACTCTCTAAAAAATTGATCCTTTAACCTCCAAATACCAATCTTCTTAAACCATGAATTAATAAAACGTCTGGATTTTTCTGTACCTCCTTCCAAGTACAGAGTGGAGTTTGCAAAATCTGCCATCATGTCAATAGAATTGCGAAAAATCGCTACATTACAGTAAGCCTTTTGGCATAATTCTATAGCCTCTCTTACATTAACCCCGTCCATCGCATACTGATAAGGAAGCATTCCAGCACGAATATTATTATATCCATATAGCTTAGGATTAACAGCGATAGCGTTTCGGCGCCGATCTGTGGTGCTCCCGCCACCAGTGCGATCATAAGCCTCTGCTGTATAATTATAAAACGAATCGCCTATCAGCTTTGGCTCCGGCTCCTCATTGCTTGCAAGACTTTGGTAAGGGCTATTGGGATATTGGAAGTTTTTTTCAAATTTTTTCCAATAATCTGAACGCTTTGTATATTTTCTTCTTGCCATGGTAGATTTTACACTGATTTGATTAAAAGTGACTTTGAAAAGTCATAAAGTTAGTTTACGAACATCGGTTCGA